AGCAATGCGCCATACAGATAAATGTCGGGACTTGAGGCCAAAAGCCAATTGCTTGAGACACTGCTTGATAACTTTGTCAACTTTGCGTAATAGGTCAGCTCGGTCGTGTAGTTACTGTCTGGTGTCGGGACAATTCGGAATTGACCACCGACCACACCAAAGAATTTGGGCTTGCCGCTGGCCGTGTACTTGGTCATCTCATTATCCAAGGCATCAATGCTCAAAAACTGCAATGGTGTCTCAGGGTTTGTGCTTGTGAGCTTAAGAGATTTGGTCTCCAAGAAGTCACTTGGCACAGCGCCATATTGCGCATCAAAAGACGCATTGGCCCTGACGATCATCTGCCTAGTGCGCAGTGTTCTTTCAACTTGTGCCTCGGCCAGAGAGATAAAGTCAGGAATGACAGAAGTCAGGTCCGACCGATTCAGCCAGTCGCCAATGGATGTCTTCAGCTCTGTATAGGTTGTTAGTGCCATTAGACTGCCTCTATTTCTTTCATCACCCAGGTGTGGTCGTGCTTGAATTCAAAAGTCCCAATGTGTCCAATCTCTTTGGAGACATCGTGGTCAATCCATATTTTAAAGCCAGCAGCCGCTGCTTTTTGGCAAAAATAAACATCCTCACCAATATAGCCTCTTTTGTCATGGCGCCAAGGTGTTTCAAACCAAGGCTCGGCCAATGCCTTAAAAACATTGGCCTTGATCAGCATGACACCCATCCCCACAGACCCCACCTCTTGCAAGCCGGTGGACTCTGGCATGGTCCAGACCAGCTCCCTTTCGCCATTCTCTTTGTAGAGCTGCGCTGTCGGGCCAGTGGGCATTCTGCGCCTGGCACAGTTGGTCGCCACAATATCGAGGTCATGCTTTAAAAGCCGCCCAATCATGTCTTGTGGAAACCGCATATCGGAGTCAATAAACAGAATGTGGGTGCAATCCTCGCGCATTGCGTCAAGTGACAGCTCTGCCCTCTGATTGGCAATTAGAGTGCCTTGACTGATCTTGAGGCTCACAGCGTCATTTGTGTTGAGTGTGTGATAAGCCACCATATTGACCAAGTCATAGCTGTACATGGTGTGAACCATGTCCCGAGCTGGTGTGCAAACAGCAATGTAGTTCATACTTTCCCAGGTCTAGTTCTAAAAAATTGATTGTCGGAGTCGTTGAGCCAGCGCTTCATGTATTCCTGATCATCGATCTTGCCCTCGGCCTTCATTTTATAAAAAAGCGCTTCGGGGATGGATGCCACCAAGTGCCATTCACCAGTCCAGTTGGCTTTCTCATCGGTTGCGTTATAGAGCGCCTTATTGGCCTCAACAACTGCCGTGATGTCTTGCTCAGTCTCAATGGTCACATCGCCAGTTTCAGCATTCTCATGCCAGTAACGGGTAATGCCTTGATCTTTGTTTTCGCTGAATAATCTTTTGTGAATCATGTTTAAAAAAAGGGCCAAGTTTCCCTGGCCCTTTCCGTTTACCTTCGATTAAGAAGTAACCAAGTCTGCTGCCAGACCATGAGCATTTTCTGCCAACACTTTCAAGCCGTACTCAACTAAGAGCATACGCTTGTCGGCATCACCAGTCTTCGCCAATTCGATTTGCTGGTAAGGGCGCAGCACAACCATCTTAGCGTAGTCAGGATCAAGCACAAACGCATCACGCTCACGTTGGAAGCGGTTTGCAATCACTTGCACATTGCCGAAGTCAGAGACATAAATGTCAACTGCACCGATCAATGTGGCAGGCTTTGCACCGCCATCAATGTTGAAACGTGAAGATGCAATGCCGGTGAAACCAGAAACGCGCTGCTTGTTGACTGGGCCAACCATCAGGATTTTTGGCGTTCCACCAGCAGTCCACACCTTCTGAATCACATTCTTGAGAATGGTTTCAGTAAATGTGCGCACTGTGCCATCTGTACGGGCAGCGCTTGGCAGCGTTGTGTAAGATGGGTTTCCACCATTGGTAGTGTCATAGTCAATGTTGGTCTTCAAAAAGGCCGTCAAAGAACCCGTCTTACGCGCAGTAGTCGAGTCACCAGCAACCGCACCAGTGTTTGACAACATGATGAATTCCTGATCGCGCTTTAGCTCAGAACCGCGTTTTGCAATTTGGTCATATTTGTTTGCCAAGATTCGTTACTTTCTTGACCCTCTTTCGAGGCTTGCACTCTCATGCAAGATCAGACTATATCTTCACCCATTTCTGGGGCTAGGCACTTCGGACCACTTGGTCCTACGGGATTACTCCCTAGTCGTTGAACCTTCGCCTATACGGCGCTTGGCTGCTGATTGCCTAATCCTGATTCTTTTTGGACCATCACACTTGCTCTTTCGGGCTATGTTGTGGTGTATCAGGCTCTAAAGGGTTTCCAGCAATTCACCTAGTTTTTCTTTATTCGTTACCGAATAAGGGCGCTTCAATGCAAAGTTAACGCCAATTCGCTTCTACGGCCAGCCTTGTTCACCACCTCTTCAGTAGCTGACAAGACAATAGTCTTGCGGCTGATCTGGCAGTAGTTCTGCACTCGAACAGTGGCAACCACGGCATCATAAGTGCCGACATCATCGCCCTCAAGCTGTGCATTTGCGGCAGCTGCGGCGAGCGTATCTGTTTGAAATTCAAACAGAGTGTTGGAAACATTCTCACGGCCAATGTTGGACATGAAAGGTGTTTCTTCGGGCGCAATGTTTGTAATCACATTGCTCAAATCTTCCCGAATACCCTTTGCAGAGTACGTCAGGAACGTGTTACTAACGATAGTCATAATTTTCTCACTTTAATAAAAGTTCAATTGCAGAAGCCGCATCATCGATGCGACCAGTTTTTGCAAGACGCTGCTTTGCTCGCATACCCTCAGTTGTTGTCGAAACCCGACCAGCTGCACCAGGCTTGGCTGGTCGTGGGCCATTGTTCACCACAGGCTTAATGCCTTGGCGTTTACTTACCATCTGGTCAAACAGTGCTGCTTTACGCAGCAGTAAGACCAGTCGGTGGTCGTAAACGCTCTTCAAATCTTCATCGGTAAAGCCTGCTGCCTTCGCAGACTCAATCACCAGCGCCTTTTCGGCCTTTGCCTTCTTGGGGTCTTTCCAATCAGGTAAAGCTGCCAAGAGAGCTTCTTGCTGGCTGGCAAGTTGGGCTTCCATGGCGCGCTGCTGTTCATACTGGGCCACTTGAGAAAGTCGTTGCTGTTCGGACTGAATAGCACCTAATTTCTCTTGTCGCTCCCGCATGACTTCCTTTTGCCTCACCCACTCGATAGGGTCCTCATGGTAGAGGCGCTCCAAATCGATTTGAGGCTCTGAAGACTGAAGTTGGGTTTGCAATGCTCCCAACAATTGAGCGTATTGCTCACGCTCGGCTCGGACTGCGTAGGTTTCTTGCTCGACTTGCTTTCGCACTTCGGCAATCTGCTGCGTTTTCCGAGTGTAGTCCTGAGTCCTGGAGTAGCCCTTCTGGAGTTCGTCTAGCGTGACAGAAACTTCCTTGCCGTCAACTTTGACAGTGAAAGTCTGTGGCTGTTCGCCCTCTTCGGTCTCTTCCTCTTCCCCTGACTGTTCCTCTGAAGACTCTTCGTCTGGCGCGTCTTCCACACCAGACTCATCCTCCTCAGAAGCCGCTGCCTCAGAATCCTCTTCGGACTCCTCGGCTGGCTGCGTCTCGTCAAGTTCTGCTTGTCCCTTTTCGGGGGCCAACATTGCCGAGATAGCACTGGTCGCATCGACCATATTCATTGCTTGTATTTCTGCCATAGTATTTTCTTAAATTAGGTTTTTCTGTGATCTGCTGATAGCGTTCTGTGCAATTTTCCCGTTGTCCATGATTTTGATCAACTCTTGTCTTAGGCCATCAATGGCCTGCAACATGCACCACGCTGTCTCACGTTTCACAGACTCTTCGGGCTTCGATGATCGAAACAGCCAAAGTTGGTCGCTCTCTAATTTTGTAATTGCAGAATTGAGGGTTTCATCCTCAAGAATCTGCTGGGCCTTGCGACCCTTTCTTACTTGGTCTTCGTTTGTCACTTACTGTGCCATTCCTTGAAAGGTTGATGGGGGCATCATCTCAGGCGCTGGTGGCTGCGGCTGGGACACAAACTGTGCCGCCTGCTGCTGGGCCAACAATGCCTGCTGACGCATTGCTTCACGATCAATATTCTGGGCCGCATCAATTTCGGCTGTACTGATCTGTGATTTGTACTTTAACTCAATTTCATACTTTTTGAGATACAAATCTTGAGCCATTTTGTCGCGGGTCAGATCGTCATCCATGATCATCTGCTGGCGCTTTAGCTCAAGCTCGGCTGCTTTCTTCTGGATATCTGCCTTGATCGACTCGGCCTGCACTTGGGCCAGCACCTCTTCGGGTGATGGTTTGGGTGTGGGTGTGGGTGGGACATAGTCGGCAGGAATATTTTGGAAAAAGCTGGTTGAGTCTTTGAACCCAGATAACTCTACGATTTTGCGTAGGGTATTACTAAACTGCTGGGGCGTGACCAGGGGATTCGTTGGGCCAAGTGTTTGCAGAATTTGCTCTTGCTTGGACATGATCATCATCAGCGCTTGCAGTTTCTCGTTGGTGTCGCCATTGCCCAAGGCAATATTGATGTTGGCATCCATCGACACATCCCAGAAACGTGGATCAATAGACACCCACTCATTGCGCATTCGCACCATTCGGGCTTTGTCCTGGTGCGTTGTGGCCAAGAACAAAATGCCCTTGAATAGCTTTTTCATGCCTTCAGCCAGAATTCTGGCTGTCAGTTCAATTCGGCCTTGGCTGGCATTGATCGTTGCATTCACAGCTGCTTTAGTGCTTGACTGCAATGCATCAGCGTTCAGCCCCATGGCCGCCTTGCTCATGCCGGTGCGATCTTCTTTAATCTGGTCCATGTATTCCATCATCGGGAATGCAGCCTGACCCACAAATGGGGTCGTCAAGGGCTGGACCATGCCAGGCGCTCTCATGCGAATGATGGCGCCAGTCTCATTGTTTAAGACATCATCGATGTTGACTTGGCCTTCGACCACCGCTGTGCGCGGGTGGATTGACTGGGCCAGACTGTCCAATGTGTTGCGCAATATCTCAGACTTGATCTCTTGCAAGTCACGGGTGATGTCAAAAATCGACATAGCCTCAAGGGGGCTTGTGTGTGGCTCTGGGTCGCAGGGAAAGTCAGCAAAGGGAATGTAGCTGGCCGGCAGATTACGCACCACCTTATAGCCACCACCCATGCAGCAGACCTTGCGCAACTCTGCAATGCCATCACCATCAAAGTCAACGCGGGAATAAGCCTCGATGTAAAGCACCCTGCGCATCATGGGATTGGCAGCGTCATTTGTGCCAAATGTCGTGGACAGTGGCTGACGCGCTAAATACTCGTCATTGCTGTCTAAGTCGGTTGAAGACATATTCTCTTCAATCTCATCCTGGTCATAACCCATGGCCAACAAGTCAGCCATGGTGGCCATTTGCCGGTGGGCAATGATGGTCGAATCGTCAAACGATCTGGCGCGTCTGTCCAGCAATAATTCTTCGGGTGGCACGGCCATGATCCTGATCCGGCCATCCTTTGTGATGCGCTTGATCTGCACATCATGGATCATGGCGGGTGGAGCCATAACTGGCTGGCCAGTCATCGGGTCCACAGTAGATATCTGCAATTCATCAATGCTTGGGTCTGGGTAGGATGTGATGATTTTGACCTCGCCACCAGGCTCTTGCATCAGCATTTCTAGGGTCTGGTCATCAAGGCCCGTATATTCCTCAATTCGGACCTTCTCTTCGTCTTCCCACCAGTATTTCGCTATTCCGCATTTGCGAACCAGCGCATCCTTAAAAATTGCATAGGTCGTTAAAAACCCGTTGTTGTCGTTCTGGAAAACATAGTTTGCGTAGTCGGTCGCCTGCTGGGCCATCTTCACATCTTCTGGTCCACGGGGTGCAAACTCGACCACATTCTCAGAATTAAAGAAAACACGCATCAGGCTGGGCAGCATGGCCGAGACAGTGTCCCGCACTTCCATGGCCACCACCTTGCTATTGCCTTCGACCTCATTGCCGAATAAATCACCACGATAGTATTCAGTCCCTTTTGCGCGTGTGGGTGACAGATCACTGTCCACATAGCTCACCGCATCGGTCAGGTCTTGGGTAATGATGGCTTGCAGTTCCATCTCATCCATTGGCTCAGTGGCTGCAATGTCGGTGGATAGGTTTTCAATAATATCTTGTTCAATCATGGCTTGACCTTTGTAAGTACCACATACATGGAGTCCACAGCCCTTGGGGTGCGGATAATTTCGTCTTGTGGCAATTCTAGTGCTTCTCCCACCTTTGAGAGACGCATT